CTCCATTGGGCCTGAGGCTCATGCCGCAGAGATTCTCAACAATGTGTGTGTCGAGTACTTCTGGTATGGAAGGGAAATTTTTGAAAAGAAGCGCGAAGAAATGATTGAGATATTCAACGAATGCATCAGTCCGGAGTATCTGCTTCCAAATATGTTCCCAACTTGGGACCAGTTGATTGATCGCTGGCTTTTGTCTAGCGGTCGCCCGCCTCGTGCCGCTGCGGAATAGGCGGCACCGAGCGGTTGGTAGACTGCTCGTAAAGCTAAACACTACCCACAATTATCCGATCTGTGATTCTTGCGCCGAAGAATCAAGTGTGCGGACTTGTGTTACCCTATCGTGTCTCTACGGAACACGATCCCCTATTTAGGGGTTGCAATTGGGGGGCAGGCGCGAAACACTTGCGCTGGCTTAGGTGTGCCAGCGCATTTTATAACACACCGTTCAAAATTAATGAAAAACAAAAACAACAAAACGAGCTCTTAAGTGAGCAAAGAAGCGCTTTTAGCGTGGATCTCTACCGTTTGCAATCTACCGACCTCACGGAAGGAAAGATTGCTGAGAGGACTCAAGAAAACTTGAAGTTCGTTGATGCCGGTCTCACGGCCGTTCATCGAGCTCCGGGTTTGGGTCCTTTTGCCCCAGATTCTGATGTTGGAGCACGTCTTGGTGACTTTTTGTCCCGTCCCGTGTTGATCAACACTCACACCTGGTTGGAGTCGAATACGACCGCTATTCAGGCGACATTTTCGCCTTGGCAGTTGTATTTCGACGACACGAGTATTAAGAAGAAGCTTGAGAATTTTAAACTTCTGCGATGCAAATTGCACTTGAAGTTCGTAGTTAATGCTTCCCCTTTTTACTTTGGGGCGATGCGTGTGGCTTATTGTCCGCTTGCAACAGGCGTGGACCAATATTATTCGACGAGTGATCAAATCAAATTGTCGCAATTGCCTGGTCTATACCTGGAGCCCGCAGCGATGACCACAGCAGAGATGGAGTTGCCGTTTTTGTGGCCGAATTCGTGGGTGGATGTGATAGACAATGATGAGTTCCTTAATCTGGGACGCATCCAGTATGTCCTCTACTCCAAATTGCGGTCCGCTAATGGTGTTGCCAACGCTTCTGTCCGAATTTCGTGCTACGCATGGGCTACGGACGTCGAGGTGGCTGGTCTCACTTCTTACCTTGCTCTGCAGGCAGATGAGTACTCAGAACCTGGCCCAATCAGTGGTCCTGCCACTGCTGTAGCACAAGTTGCTGGTATGCTGCGCGATGTTCCCGTCGTGGGGCGATTGGCCACTGCGGCAGAAACAGGGGCCAACCTTGTCGGTGGAATTGCTCGAGCATTCGGTTATTCTAACCCTCCTGTGGTGAGTGACGTCATGCCTTATCAACCAAAGGCGTTTCACGCTTTCAGTAGCGTCGATACGTCAGTACCGATAGATAAGCTCACCCTAGATCCCAAGAATGAGGTCACAGTGGATAACTCAGTTACAGGTGCCGGAGATGAAGATCCCTTGGCCCTTCGTACTTTGTTGTCGCACGAAAGCTTTGTTCAGGGGACTCTTTGGAATGGGACCGCTGGTACAGGAACCGTAATCTGGACTTGTCCAGTTACACCAATACTAGTGGCCCAGCAAACCAATGTTCAGACTTTCATCAACCACACTCCCTCCGCTTACATTGGACGCATGTTCAAGTATTGGCGAGGTGGTGTAACGTTCAAGTTCCGCTTTGTTAAGACCCGCTACCACACTGGTCGTTTAGCCATCACATGGGACCCCCATGGGGTTCCAGGTAATGACTATGAGACTACAACGACAGTGCGAGTGGTGGATCTTCAGAATGAAGATGAGTGTATCGTCACCATCCCCTACAAGCAGGCGCAGGCTTGGTTGACC